CTGAATGTGTTCCAGTACCAGAGAATGAAGTGTCTGCTTCGTTGAATAACGCTTCAGTTCCAGAGTTTGAAGTAAATCTGCTCTTCATAGCGAAGATTAGACCAGTTGGACCAGTCATAGGTTGTACACCACAGATGTCGTATGCGATAAGATTTGGCATCGCTCTTCTTACGAGTGAAATTAAAATAGGGTCCCAGTTAGCTACTGCGCTACCTGTTACGTTTGCAATTTCACCTAAGAAAGCTTTGTCTTCTTTCGCCGCTTTTTCTTGGTTTTCCAAGATTACAGCAGTCACCGCTCTTTTGTACGGGTTATCTATTTTTGGTAGATCACCGTGCTCAAGTACCGGAGCCCACTTTTCTTGTAAGTTTTGCGAATTAAACATTTTGTTTATCTCTCCTTAGTTTATTAATTGTTGTAGATATCTCTACTTTTTACCCTACTAATCGCCGCCGTATATCTTGCCATGCTATCGCTTGGGTCTGATACTGTGTTGCCATCCTCGGAGTTAGTAGCATCAACGTTTGTCGTAGATGCCGGCGCTGACTTAGCATTTCCAAAGTAACTTTCTTTAATAGTAGTTAACTTTCTCTTATACTCGTCTGCACCTTCATAACTAACATCTTCAATTAACGATTTTAGTTTCTCAACTTCTGTGTCTGCAAGACCAGATGTTACTTCTTCTAAAATATCGTCTTTTGAAAATTCGTTAATTTGTTTTTTCATATCAACTGCTTGATTAGTCATTTCATTAACTTTTGATTTAAGTTCTTCTATCTCTTGTTCTTTAGCTTCTAAGATATCGTACTTTTCATCTGGAACATCAATGTAATGATCTTCAAATAATTGTTTTAAACCACCAATAAAGTCTTCAGCGATTTCACCTTTGATGCCTTTTTCTAAAGCAAGTTCGTTTTCTTTCATCCATTCTTCAACAACATAGTTTAAGTAATTATCAACTTTGTTTGTTAAATCCTGTTTGACTTCTTCTTTAGCTTCTGAAAGTTCGTTAGAGTATTCGTCTTCTAATCTTTCAATTTCAGCTCTTACTTTTGATTTTACTGCGGCTTCAAAAATTGTAGCAGCTTTAGATTTAAAAGTTTCAGATAAAGTTTCATCACCAGAAACTAGAGCTTCAACATCTTCTTTTACGTCAATGTCTTTTACTCTTTTTTCTACTTTTGCTTTTTTCTCTTTGTCATCTGATGTTTTTTCTTCCGCTTCGTCAATGTCGTTTTCTTCTTCGTCTTCGTCATTGTTCATAGCGTTCATCATTTTGTTGTAAGAGGCAGCAAGATCAGATTTTTTCTTCTTACTCATTGCATCATACATTGCTTGGATCATGGCAGCCTTAGTTTTTGGCATTTCCATTTCTTTTTCTTTATCGTCTTCTTTTTCATCAGCTTCAGATACAACGTTTTCGTTGTCAACATCGCTGTCTTCTTTTTTCATGTCTTTTTTCTTTTCGTCCTCGTCTTCTTCTGAAACCTTTTTCATAGGTTCAGCAGGAGCGGCACCTTTCGTAGGAGCTGACGTATCTTTTTTCGCTTTTTTAGCATGATCAGTTGAACTAGCGTCTGTTGGAGAAGTCACTGCTTTTCCACCATCTTCATAGTCACCTGCTTTTTGCATAGGTTCTGCTTTAGCAGCACCAGCTTTTGGAGCGTCTGCACCCTTAGGAGCTTCAGTAACGATTTGTTTATTGTCTTCCATTAGTATCTCTCCTAATTAATTAATTAATTAATTTTGCGTACTACTATTTATCATTTTGCGATTTTTCGCATAAAACTTTCAAAAGCAGCCGTCTGTTTGATCGCTAATTCTTCTCTCTTAGCTCTCTCTATTTCACGTTGTATGTCAGAAATATCTTTTTCTTTTACAATACCATTGTCCCAAACCCACTCTTTGCCTTCCATAACACCTTGTACAAATGCACTTGGAGCACTTGGGTCTGCAACTATATCAGCAGCAGTCGCTAAGTAAAAATCAGATTTTACGTAGTTAGTACCGCCTTTATTCTCCAAGGAACCCATGCCCCTTGATGAAACTCCTAGTTGTGCGCCTTCATCTATTAAAGATTTGACGATTTTACCGTAAGGTGTGTCTGTAATTTTTGCTTCACCAATATAATTACCTTTACCATCACCTTCTAGTGAAGTGATTATATGTGACACTCTTTCTAAATTTACAGTTGGTCCGTCAGGATGTCCTAATTCACCAAATGCTCTTTTACGGTCAATAAACTCTTTTCTGTAACGATTAACTTCTTTTTCTAAAACCTCTTGTGGATATACACGACCATTTCTATTTTTAATGTTCGCCTGCATAAACACACCTTGATTTTATGTGTTTTTTTACCGTTCTCGTCTGCTTCTGCAATTAACTGAACGTCTGTAATTTCCTCTGTTATTAATTTCATATCTTTATTCCCTTAGTCCTATTTATATTATCTTACTTCTAAAATGATGGTATAACTATCACCAGACACGAAATTATGCGTGGAAAACAGTATATCACCAGTAGGAGACGTAGCGTTATTCGCTATTTGTATTGCCGGCGTCTGTAAGTCTATGGTTCCCTGTCCTGATAGAAACATCGCCGTTCCGTTAGTAGTTCCTTCAAATAGGATTTCTACGGACCCCTTAGGGTCCGTAGTGTTTACACTATAAATCACTCTAGCAATTTTAGTAGATGTTGACAAATGATTTAAATTTGCACTTGTCATTTTTTCTACTAAACTCTCTCCAGTACCATCTGAGTGGTTAGTAAACTTCATTACGGTTTTAGAACCTGTAACGTCTGTTATTGTTTGTGTTGTTACTATGTCAGCCATTATCTTGTTTGTCCTGAGTATGTGTAACCTTTAGCTTTTGTTGCTTCTATGATAATCGTACCTGTAGCAGCAGAACCATTGTTAATAAGTATATCACCTGTTACACCTGTACTTTCAGGATTTGTTATCAAAGGTTGTTTACCATGGAATCCATATTCACCTGTACCATGTATTGATATAGCATGATCGTTAGTGTCTGCATCAAATAATATTTGTATATCACTTGCAGCTGATGTAGTATTCCATTTAATACTTCTTATGTGTAGTGTTGGATTGCTATCATGTCCTCTTAACGAAGATGCATCTATACACACCACATTTGAATTAGTGTCGTTGTTGATTTCAAACATTTTTACTACTCGTGTTTCACTATCAACAAGTGTTTGTTCGTTTACTATTGCCATTTTTACTTTCCTTTATATGGTTAAGCCTGTTTCTTTTTTGAAATAAGCTTCAATGTCTTTTTGTTGTACTCTATATTTTTTAGCAACATCTTTCATTACTTTACTAAATGTTGTTAAAACTTTTCCTGGTCTTTTTTCTAATTGACCATAAACATCATCTACAGCATCTTGTGCTTTAGGTGATAATTTTTTATAGACTAATGAACGTTTATGTTCGTCTCGTTCAGTCGTCAATTTCCGTAGTTTGTTCAGCGTTATCATTTGTTTCTGGTTTTGCCATTATTGTTGATGCAATTTCTTTTCTTTTGTCATCTAACTCTGCACCTACTTTTAGTGATAAAGCATCTTTAAACGCTTTACCAGCTGCAATATTATCGTCTTTGTCTAATGCATCAATTACATCTTTTATTGGATTAGAATTGTCCGTCATCATTATCTCCTTCTGGCTCTTCAGCCGCTTTTTCTTTTTCTATTTTTGCCTGTTCATCTTTTATATCAATGTCAGTCATTTTTAAAATGTTTTTCATTGCCCACTCTTTTGAGTAAATGTTACCTATCATTTCACTATCTTTTAAGTTACGATAAATTTCCATTCTTTCTTTAAACATTTCACTTTCTTTTATCTCAGCATAGTAACCATCATTTACATAATTGTATCTGATACTTCTAGCGAGACTATTTTCCCAATCTTCAATTGAAATAATACCTTTTAATATTAATTGTGTTTTCAATAAATCATGGAATAAATTATTAAATCTTGTTCTTATTCTATCAACAAATTTACTAAATTTTAATTCGTCTCTATTAATTTCAGTTGCTCTACCCATATTGAAACTACTTTCTGCTTCAAGTCTGGATACAGGAACATTTAATGACTTATATAATTTCTTTTGAAAATATTTAATATCTTCTACTTCACCTAAGTTTGAACCACCAGGTAATGTAGTAATTTCTGTACCTCGACCACCTTCTCGTCTTGGTAACCAAAAGTCTTCTAACATAGACATATATTGTCTATCGTCTCTAATTTCACCTGTAGATGCATCATAAACAAGTTTATTTCTATATCTGTTCATTACATCTTTTAGATATTGTTCCGCTTTTACTTTTGGTAGATTACCTACATCAATGTAAAATATTCTTCTTTCAGGTGCTCTGGATATTCTGTAAATAACAACACTATCTTCAATCATTCTTAATTGATTGACAGGTTTAATTGCCTTATGTAAATGTGATAGTATCATATTTCTTTGTTGATCTACCATACCACTAACACAGAAAGCAATACTATCTTTACTAATTGCAAGACCTTGAGTTGCACTTGCACCAGGTTGTACACCTTTTTCATTGTAAATATAAAATTCTTCAAAATCTACAACTGGTGGAGAATTTGGTGATCTAGGTGCAAAAGTTGTACC